AAGAAATTTTGTCAAGTTTAGCACTCTATTGCGTCAGATCATAGAAAGACAGGGAGCCAACTGCGTCACCTGTCGTGGCTCCAGATACTGTTCTAATAGCAACAGTCATGGTGTCGCTGACGTTTGCCAGAGACACCCCAAGTTGCAAGTCAAAGTTATAACCCGTGGGCGCAGAAATAATGCCAGTGCCGCCTGCTCCGCTGGTGGTTACATAGTCTGTCTGAACGATTGACCCGTTAGCTGTTGCTGATGCAGATACATCAAACTGTACATTTGAGTCGGTTGCTACATTTGACCACGAAGCACCTGTCAACTCTGCATTTTTGATAAGGGCTACTTCATAGTTCTGATTGGTGGTCGGCAGCACTTGTATTCTGTTTGGCAACACTACAGATCCCAAAGTGGTATTTCCAAGCCGAATAGATACCAACGGCGCAAAAGTGTTTCCGATGGTGCCAAGCACTGTGGTGCGTCGCGCTACATGATCTACCGACGTCTGCTCAAATCCACCCTCTGACACGACAGAAACACAGATAGCTTTCATCGAAGCTGCTACTGCCGAGGAAGTAGTAAAAATCTCATACCGCACCGGCAAGATAGCCGTGGTCATGTAAACGTTGGTTATCTCGTTAGCATTGTTGAATGTATGGCAGACGATGTACTCACCATTGATGATGAAGCCACAACGCACAGAGCCTACCCCAAGCCACTCAAAGTCCATCCACAAAATCTGCGCCTTTGATGGGTCAAGCGTTAGTCCGCTCGCACCCGTGCCGTCCAGCTTGTCTCCGTTCCAGTCTGATTGATTTACCGTGCGCGCGTCGCTAACAGACCCAGTAACAAACGAGCGGAGCACAAACGAATACGTGCCGTCTACGCGCTGGAAAAACACGCCGTTCTGGGTGTTGAAGTAGCCAACGCGCTGAGTCAGGTTCAGACTCTGACTGCTGTCCATGACAAATGTTGCCAATACAAGAAGACCTTTGCCGGGCTGATATGGGAACGACCGGTAAGATTGACGTATTACGGAACCTACGCCTGCGCCAGTCACCTCCATTTTTACCGCAGCTTCGTTAGGCAAGAAAGACGTAGTGCCGGTGCCCGTTGTAGCTACATCAAACTGGTTGTCCGGGGCGTATCTATTCTGACTGTCAAACAGCGTATATGGCTGGCTTACCCGCAGCCGCCCAAAGGCATCCACATTGGTGCCCCCGATTGAAATGGGTAGTGTCGATGAGTTCGCCATAAGCTGTGCAATAAAGTTGTCTATCTGCGCAAAGTAAAGCCGCAAGATATTGTTGTATTGATCCTGATACTGACGGCTGTAATCTACTGGAGCAACTGGCAAAGCAGGAGCTTTTGTCCTAGCAAGTGTAGTAACCTCTGTAGTAACAATCTGCGTAGTCATCAACGCCTACCGTCAGGACGAACATCAATTCTTGGGGCACCTAATTGCCACTGACAACCAAGCTGATTTGATTCAACCTTGAATGCCATCTGCCTACCACGCAGCCTTGTGTACACAATCTCAGTAAACTCTTGAACCGTGTAGTTGCGAACAGAGTTGTAATTCTGCGCAGACTGAACAGTCGGAGTATCTGCTGTACCGTATCCAGATCCGGGGTTTTGGCGTGGACGCAAGCTAAAAGTAACTTGTGGCTTATCTGGGTTTGGTGTGCTTGATCCGTCAAACGTAATGTCTGGGATCATCCTCCAAACAAAACCAAAGTTGTGTCCGTCACCAATATCAAAGTCTGACGATTGGATGTACGAATTGATTGGCCTGATGGTTCCGTTTACCTCAATATCGTCGTTTCCATTTTCATGGTAGACAACAGTGTTCTGATAGCTGGCAGCCATCGGGAACTCGCGCAACGGGCTATCCTGCCAAGCAGAACGATTGAGTGTTCCGTAATACCAAACTTGGTCTAGGTAGTTGTAGATCACATATCTGTCAACAACAGTGCTTCCTGCCGAGCAGTAGAACCACCAGATCTCGCTGTATCCCTCATTGGTTCCAGCAAAGAACTGATCCTTCTGGTCTAGGTTGATGTTGCCGTAAACGTACTGACGCAGCGAGCATGGCAAAGTTTCTACCCGGCCAGTGTAGGCGTAGAACTTATCGACACCCATCCAGTACGTGATGTTGTTTGCCGTTGCAACAGCGTTCTGACCAACGATAGAAATATTGTCGGACAGAATGTTAAATCCCCAGACGTAAGGTGGCCCCAAGTACTGCATTGAGAACACAGAAGCGTCAGTGAATACAAGGATCTCTTGGCGTGTTTGTTGAGCTGTAATGATTGCACCGCCAGAAGACAGCCTGTAGCTACCAGCTTGGTTCGTAATAGCAGGAGCCCATACTTGATAATTCTCTTGGTCAGACCAGCGGATCAACAATGGATCTTGCTCAGTGCTTCCATAGTCGTTAACTCCAAAACCAATCACAAACCGGCTTGAGTCAGAGACCATGACAAAATTGCACACTGACGGGCAGCTAGTGTCAGTCTCATATATGCCGCTGCTTGAGCTAGACAAAAGCTTTGCTGGTTCAGTAAACAGCAGATTGCCACCGCCGCTGTATAGAGGCGGCCACAGGTAAAGCGCACCACCGCGAGGATTGATGATCAGATACTCGCCAAAGTTTGCCTCAGACCAAAGCCTCAATTGCTGTGGAATTCCATACGCGGCAGACTGTCCCCACCCAGTAAATTGGTTGGCGTTATATACAACCGTGTTTGCAGAATGCGATGTGGCAATTGTTCCGTTCGCACCGCGATCCAGCCCCGTAAATGTGACTGCCGTGTTCCCGCTGTAAACGGCAAGCTCAGAATCCATGAGCACCGTCCCAGATCCATTCGAGAATCCGGTTGTAGATGAAACAGTGATCGTTGTGTTAGAAGAGTTTGTAGCCAACGCCAAGGTTGTTTGTTGGGCACCACTAACAATACCGCCCCAAAGACCTGCACCCCAACCAGTTGCATATCCAAATACAGCCTCACCAACATTTATTTGATAGGTTGCTGTGACATTGCCACCACCAGTAACAGATGATGTTGCGGCAGAGGATGCTCGGATAGTGTATGTATCGCCATCCAAGTAATTAATCTGGAATTCGCTGTTTAGATCAAGGCCACCAACCGTAGACGCACCAGAGAAAGTAACAAAGTCACCATTAATGGAGCCATGGCCAGCGTCAAATACCGTAACAACTACGGATCCGTTGGATGTTGTAAACGGGTTGCTTAAAGTCTCAACGCTTCTTACTGGGGTAATGTCGTGATAAATACCGCCGCTCTCGACGTAGTACTTGAGGTTTGTGCCAACACCAAGCAGGTTGTACCCGCGAAGAGTTACCCAGTTCCAAAGGCTCCTAGCAATACCAAGAAAAGTGTTGCTAGATATGGGTGCCCATCCACCCAGTTTTTGCGGATAACCAGACCGGAAACGAACCTTGTCACACTCAAACCAACCGCCCTCGTTGGCAAGAGTTGTACCCTCTCGATTAACGCCGGGGCGAAGTTGTAACTTTTGCAAAGGCATTTTTATCCACCTGACTTGTACGGGCGAGTGCCCTTCTTGTCGATGATTAAAGCCATCTTTCTGGGCTTCGCGTCCCTAGTGTTTGGAATGCTCACATGCGTCCATCCACCGCCGCGCACGGGGTCAGAAAACTCCCGAATAACCTGATCGTATGGCAACGTGGAAGCAATGATACGCTTTACCACCTGATCTGGAACCATTCCAGCCACTTTAATATCAGCCGCCGTGCCGTGGCAATGCTGGCTTGTTTTGGAGCCCTTGATGGCCGCATTTACTTCCGGGCTGCGGTAGGCAGAATTGACGCTGATGGGCTTCCCAAGCAACGCCCGGAGAGACTCCAAGAAAGCAGCCAGCCGCTTCAAATTCATCAGGTGTTCGTTCTGAGGCGTATTGTCCAGACCGTTCCTTGCGGCGTAGTCACTGACGGTCAGCTCCTCCAAGGAAAAGTTGGGCGATAGCTTCATTTCTTCATCAGCTCCTTGGTCTTATCCTTGCTGCTCTGGCTTGAGCCAAAGAAGAAGTTCAGTATGGTGGAAACTACCGTGCCCATAATGAAGCCAAGAACGACATCAACGAAGCGAATGTTTTTTTCCGGGATATTAACGGTGGTGATAATGATGATGTAGGCCGTAGCAAATATCGACCAGTACCATGCAAACTGGTAGACAAACCGACGGACAACCGGATCTGTGTTGTCCATTGCCTTCTCTTGCATATCCCTAGCATCTTGCGTGTTCTTTAGGTCAATCTCTGCCATGAACTCCGCATGTTTCATGGCTGCCATTTGCAAATCTGCCAGCTTGCTATCGTCCAACAACCCATCCTCGTTAGGTGTCAGCTTGATGCCAAGCTTTTCCTCAACGTGATCAACGCCTTTCTCAAGGACAGCATCAGCAACCTTTTGAAGCCCAGCACCAGCAAGCTGCGTCAGGATTGGAGCAAGCAACATTGGTACCATTACTTTCCCTCCGCAATAACCTGATCGTCACCCTTTTTAACCGTCACCTTGCCGTCCTCAACCTCAACGCGCATAGGCGCTTCCTTGCGGTCAAGGCGGTCAAGCTTGTCAATCAACTGCTTCATCACAGCAAACTCTGGTTTCTCTTCTTTCTGTGTAGCGCCAGCAATGCTGTTTAACATCTGAATCAAGGCCGTCAGGGATGCGCCAAGCAATCCCATAACGGCTGCCATCTTTTCGGTCTCAAGTCCAAGGCTGGCAAGGACACCAATCACAACGATAATCACAATTGCCCAAAGCCCATACTTGCCAATAGCTTTACCAGCCACTTCCTTGGCAGGAGATGTAGCCTCAAGCTTGGCAAGCTCCAGCTCTGCGTCTAGTTTTATCTTTTGCAGATCGATGTCCACTCATTTGCCCCTTATACCCAGTACTGTTTGAGCTGCCAAGTTTGGAACTCTTCGTTCCAGCGGTAGCTGTTATCACCCGGATGCGGCACAGGCGGATTCCAACTACATGTTTCCTCATCCAACGTCCAGCTTGGAAACGGCTGCGGAGGAATAAAAGCATCTCTCTGCTCGTCGTACTTGTGCCCAATACCAGCGTAACGCTTCCTGAACTTGCCGTTGTACGAAGTTTGAACCCAGCGAGTGCCAGCGCCGTGGATAGACTGAAGATACTTGATGCCTATCTCTTCGCGCTCAACTCCATTCTCGTCAAGCAAGTTCTGGTTATCAACCACAGACACATGAATAACGATGTTGTTTCCATCAAGTTTTGCAAAGTGAGCCATAAAGTCCTCAAGCTATGTATAACGAGTCGTACAAGAAAGTGTGAACGGTGTTGCTACCCTCAGTAGTAATAGTGCCGCCGTAGCCACGCGGAGGGCCTGCGTATCTGATAATAACAACGCCCGAACCGCCTGAGCCTCCATTTGGAGACTGGCAGCTTCCGCCACCACCGCCGCCTCCACCAAAACCCATAGCA